TTGCATTACCAAGATGAAAGTTCAGTCCTTGGTCTCGGATGAAATCCCAAACTTGAATTGACCCTCGCTTGTAGTAGGAGGGTCCTGTGAGGTTACTGTTGGCCATTTCTTAACTAGGTTGGATACTGTATTACAGAGAGTAAAGTTTTGGCGTTGTAGAGCCATGAAGATAGTAATTACATCTTCTAACTTTGTCTCTGGATTACGCAGTGCATTCTCAATCTGTTTAAGTTTGAACTGCTGCTCCATTGTCAACTCTAACACTGGAGCTGGGAGACCAAAGTCTTGGTTCTTGATTGGTGAAATCATAGTCATCACATTGTAGAATCTTAGCGAGGCGTGCATTCATGAGAGCTACATCTTCTCCAAGATCCTTCTCAGCGAATGCCTTGACTACTGTATCCCAAGTGTAGCCTTCCTTCTCAAATAGTGCAACAGCACGCTTGATACCAATACCAGGTACACCAGCGTAGCCATCAGTCTGGTCACCAGCTAGTGTTTGAATGAGGTGCCACCTACGGCCTTCCTCAGGCTCTACAGTAGCCACTCCATCTGTTAGGTCATAGAGGTTCCCAGGGATCTGTCGCATGTCCTTATCGGGGCTGCAAATGATGTGTCCTGGCTCCTTGGTGGCGTAGATACCCAGTGCATCGTCAGCCTCAAGTGTGGGCATTACAACAACGGGATACTCTTCCTTGAGTTTGTTGATGACCCTTTTGTAGCCGCACGGCTTCTTTCGATTTCGATGTCCTTTATACGCTGGATCAATAGATTTACGAAAGTTGACAGAATCAGAAAAGAACAGAATAGAGTCATCGAAACATCCAAGGTCAGTGGCGATGTTGTATAACTCTCGCTCGACATACTCGTATGCTTCTTTGAAGTTGGAGGTAACAACGATGAGGTCTTCTCCAAAGTCAATCTCTGTTTCAGCTCCTGCACAACATTTGTAAACGATAAAGTCAGCGTCAATCAGTAGACTCACTTACCCTGACCCCTCCGAAGCTTACGTCCGTGAGAGGGCAGTGATCGAGTACCGTTACCTTGTCGTGTACGTTTATATTTGGCACGGGACTTAAACTCTACACGTCCCAGTGCAGTCTTTGATTTAACAGCCATAATTAGTGAACATCTGCCCAGGTGGATCCGATCTTACCCTCGGCAGCGATAGGGATACGGAGATTATAGTATTCGCCAGCTAATGCAGCGCACATCTCTAGGTGTTCCTTAAGATCCTCTGCATAAGTTGGTAGGCATTCCCACTGTAATTCGTCGTGGATAAATGCTAGTTGATGAGTGTGACTGAGATAGTCGTTGTCAATAGTAGGAAAGTTCTGATTAGCGATAGCCATCCAACGCTTAGCTACAACACCGGCTCCTGACTGGAGGAGGTAGTTGAGTGCCTTGTGTGGACTATCTACAGGTATCTTACGTGTGTCTATGGACCTGATAAAGCCTCGCTCACCTGCTTGACGAACAGCGGTAAGAAGACTATCCAAGCCGTCAATGGCAGCAACATAAGCACTTCGTATCTCAGCCCCTTTTTCTTTAGCCTTGTTCGGGGAAAGGCTTTGGTCATAACTAAGTCCTATCTTTTGATCGCCTGCCCCATATAGAAAGGCATACGTTACAGTCTTTACTAGTCGGCGTGATATGCCTATCTTGTCAGCGTTCTCTTGGTGTATGTCACCGTTGAGAAGAACATCTCCGTACCTGCCTCCATCATATCGGGCAAGGTAGTGTGCGAGCATTCTAAGTTCAATGCCTGCGAGATCAGCGCCAACCATGACATGCCCAGGGCTAGCACAAAATAGCTTTCTAAAGTTAAGATCACTTGGTACCTGCCCGAGGTTTGGATTACGGTGAGCACATCTATGTGTGTTAGTAGCAACCGAACAGTGGTGGTGAATACGGTTACCCTTGACTAGTTTAAGCCAAGCATTCTGTCCCTCAGACAACATACCTAGTTGCTTAGTAAGCTCTAGGCAGCGGAAGAACTGTAGTGCCTCCTCTGTACCAATATCTTTGAGAACAGTTTCATCAATGGCAGTCTTGCCACTTGCTGTCTCTTTATCGGGTATCCAACCATGATGGTTCTTCATGACCCATGCAATGTGATCACGACTACCAGGGTTGAACTCCTTTAGCTTAGTGAGAGGAGCACCTGCGACGTATCCCGTTGTGCGGTTAACTCGTTTAGGAGTGAACTCTCTGTCTTTAATGAGAGGGTACCTGTTGCGTAGTAGCTGAGTAAGTCCTTCAAGCTCTCCTCGGAGAGTCGATTCAAGTTCCCATGCAGCTCTTTCATCAAAGTACCACCCATGTATCTCCTGCTCTGTGAGGATTGTTGCGACATCATGTTCTAGTTGGATGAAGTCAGGTATGGATGGAAATGTTGCCATAACTTCTGTGTTACTTTTACGTCTTGTATGCAGTAGTCCTGCATTTCTTGTGACCAGTGTTTCCAGTCAGTGTCTTTACCAAATTCTCCTTTGTACACGCCTAGCCTGTAGCCGTATGACTCTAGTGAGTGACGACCTAGAAGCTTAGGTGGCATGTTACCCCACTTACGCTTCTGATCAGTCTTCAACATGTCAGCATGATAGATACGGCTGAGAACCAAAGTATCCACAACCCTAGCGTTGGGGCTAAACCAAGGGTAGAGTTTACGGAGAACAGGAATATCATAACCGACAATGTTATGGCCAATAAGACAACAGGCATCTTCGAGTAGTTGAACGCCTTTTGTAATTGGTTGCTCACTCCCCTCATCATTGAAGACAAGAGTCTGCTCAGTGTCAAGATCATAGATGCCGATACAGTGGATCTTGGTAGCATCATTGTATAGACCGTCTGTTTCTAAGTCAAAGATTAGGTTCACTTACCTGTCCACTTGTAGGTCTTATCAACGAACTGTGCTCGCTTGATTGCCTCAGGTGTAGGGGGATTAGGTGCCTTCAATGTAAGACCAGTAGGGAAGTGCAGGTAACGCTCACCATTAGAAGTCGGTGGAAGGGTCGAAGTCATTTGCTTCAGTCTCAGTAAATTTACAAGTATCTAGGTCATAGGTAAGCTGACAAGCTACACCTACTTCTCCACTATAACGGTTTTTGAGGACTCGCACAGTCGTAGAAGAGCCTCCTCGATCCGCCTGCTGGTTCCGTTCAAGCGCAATAACTCCATCTGACAATTGAGCAATAGCTGCCGAGCCTCGAAGCTGTCCAAGGGTGACTCGTGCCCCTTCTTCATGGTTTGTGTCATTGGATGTGCGTCGTAGGTGGGAGACAAGGAACATAGCGATACCAGTACGCTCTACAAGAGAACGTAGCTTGGTCATAGTAACATCAATCATCCGTCTCTCGTCACCCTCCAATCCAGACATAAGGATCGAGAGGTGGTCAAGGAAGATGACCTTAGTATCTAACCCGCAAGCAAGGTATTCAATTCGGTTATAGATAACGTCTGGGTCGAAAGAACCGAAGCCATCAAAAAGAAACAGGTTCCACTTAGCAAGACTGTGAGTATAAGCTTCAGTGAGGGCATCTCTGTCATGATTACCAAGGTGTAGTGATTTACCTACAGCAGCGGACATCAGTCCCAAGGCGGTTCTACGGTTACTTTCTTCAAGTGCCAAGTACCCAACCCGTTCTCCGTTGTTAAGAAGGTGAGTTGCGAGTTCACGACAGAATGAGGATTTACCAATGCCAGAGCCTGCAGTAATCGTAACAAGCTCTCCGTACCTGATTCCGTGAAGCTTTGCCTGTAATCCTTGGAATGGGTAGTCATGATCAGATGGTGGGTTTGGTGTTGTTACTATCTCTAGTAGGCTTTTGCCATCGACGATTCCATCTGGACGGTAAGGCTTCGCGTCCCAAATAGCTCGACGAATCGCTTCAGTGTCATTGACCTGGAGAGCGTCTGACGCATCCTTGTATTCCTCAAGTCTTGCGATCTTTGTCTTGCCAGGTGGTAGGACCCCTGCTGCTTCCTCCGACGCCTTACGGCCCGCCTCGTCATTGTCGAAGAACAGGACAATCTCCTCATAACCCTGGAGCCATTGGAGAGCCCGTTGAATCGACTTCCTTGCCGCTGCGGCACCGCTAGGTAGAGATACCATCGGCCACCCCGGCATAGCCTCACTACATGAAGCTGCATCGAGTTCCCCCTCAGTGATAACGACTCGTTTTCCAGTGGCGGGAAACAAATGTTGTCCAAAGAGTGTTCCAGGTGTTTCTCCTTCATAGGTGAATAGCTTGCTCTTTGTCTTTACCTTACAACCTTTAACGACTCCAGCATCGTCGAAATAATAGAAGCGTAGAACGTCTCCGTCTTTGTAGATCCGGTATTGTTGACAAACCTTTTCTGAGATGTTCCGCTTTTGCAGCCGCTCGGCTGAACCTCGGACTTGGACATTAGTGGACATTGTGTGATTGTGAACATCGCCATCACCTTTGGTGTAGGCGTTACATGAGAAACAAAAAATGTGACCATCTGAATACAGGCTAGCTGCATCAGATGATCCGCAACTATCACACGGTAAGTGCCTGACGAACTCGCTTTCGGATGTCTGCATAAGCTCGTGCTTGCTCATCGTGATACTCGAACCATGAGTCTAGTGCTTGATAGAAACCTTGAATAATGTTCTCTGTGGTTGCTGGGTTTGTGCTGTCAACATCAGCGAGGTAGTCACTGAAGCCATCAGCGAAGAACTCAACAGAACCGTATTGTGTGGGTCGCATTACTTTTGGTGGTAAGATTGGATCAGTTCTTCGTAAGCATCGAGTTCTTCCTCGAATGCTTCGATGATATCATTAGGTGAGCTGGTGCTATCAAAGGCATCAATGAGCGCAGCAACAACCTGCCTAATCTTATTTATGTCAGCCATGAAATGGGAATCGAGTGGAACGAACAGTATTGGAAGCCATGCTTCTCACACCACTTAGCGTAGGTGGTCTTCGATCCTTTATAGATCTTGTTGTGGGGTGATTGAAATACGAAACGAATATCAAGGTCAGGATGTGCTGCCTTGACTGCTTTCATCTTACGCCTATCCTCCTCAGTCAGTTGACCCTTGGTCTCTAGGTAGATACCATTAGGTAGGAGGAAGTCTGGCGTGTAGTTGCATTGCAGTACGTAAGGTACCTTGGTTGATTCGTATTCGTATTTGACACCCAGGTTAGTGAGAAGATCAGCGACCTTCTCCTCAAGTCCTGAGCGAAAGGCCATCAGAAGTCATCATCCTCGACGACATCCTCAACCACATCATTAGTGGTTTCAGGCACCGATCCAGCCTTAAAGCCAGTAGTTTGACCGAACAATGCAGCTACCTCAGTTTCACCAAGGTCACCACGATCAACACCAGCAGCACCACCAAGCTCGACTACCTGGACACCAACAAGCTTCAAGCTAGTGCCATAGGTGACACCATCCTTGAGGATGTAGGGCTTTTGGCGGAAGGCAAGCTTAACCTTGCTGCCACTGTAGACAGGCAGATCACGATTAGTAATCGGGGTACCCTCACTGTCCACAACAGGAGGGCGGTTCTCTTCATTCCAGGAGAACTTAGTCTTATAGGAACCTTCGGCTACCTCTTCCCATGGTTCAGGCTTGAGGACACTACGCTTGGGGTTCTTCAGTTTGGACTCTGCCCACTTGAGTGTTTCTTTGCGATCCTCCTCCAATGCTTCGATGAGCTTAGAGTCCAGGAGTGCAGACAGTGAATAACCAAACTTAGATGGTTTCAGTACAGCTTGATAACCTTCAAGGACAACAGGCTGTTGAGTAACGTGGATGGGTTGTGACATTAACAAAAGAAGTAGGTGGATTCGATCACGGTCTCTGGTTCTAGATCACCAATGATCGGTGGTTCAGACTCTGCACCAATTTGCTTGGCGAAGTCTCGTAGGTAGTCATGCTCTGCGAACAAGTGCATGTAGGTTTCTCGTACAATGGTGGATAGGGTAGACATATCCGTTGCACGACAAAGCACAGAATCGTGAATAAGAGCAATAGGGGCATCAAAGCGTAGAGCACTCAAATGTAGCAGTGAAGCATCAAGTGAGTGGATTAAGTTAGGTGCAGTTGCATTCTTGTGGTGGTTGAGATCGACCTCATCAGTCTCCCCCACTGCCACCTTCATCTTACAACGACCCAACAGCTGCAGCTCCATAGACTGGAACTTCTTCTTGTTGAGCTTCTGATGCACAAGGAACCCAGATGGAGTCCTCCATTCAAGGTATCGTACACCACGCTTGACAGCAGCTGCTACCTCAGTCTCAATCCATTTCATGACAGCCATTGGACCTGGTACGACCACATCCATAGCTGAACGGATAGCTTTAACGACTTGAGTAAGCTCTTCTTTATCTAGCTCTATCCCGTCCTCCAAGAAAGCCTCTTTGATGTAACCCCTGTTGGAGTAAGGCTTAGCATTG